CCTATATTAAGCTATGGTCGAAAGCATGGAAATCTGTTTCAAAAACGTTTAGTAACATTTGGAATGGAATTAAGAAATTTTTAAAACCAATACTTAGTTGGTTAAGAAATGCAATTGATGATGCAATGGACTTCGTTTACAAAATCTGGCACAAAGGTTGGAATAAAATTAGTTCATTCTTTAGCAACACCTGGAAAGGTATGAAGAAATTTGGGCATGATGCTATCTGGTCGTTAAAAAACACTTTTGACGGTTTATTAAGCAAGATACATGATGCTTTTTCTAATACATGGACTGGCATCAAAAATGGGTTTAGCGACATGTGGCAAGGCATGAAAGACTTAGCTCGAGACGGAATTAATGCCGTTATTAAGATACCTAACGCAGGTATTTCAGGTATTAATGGTTTGATCCATGACTTCGGTGGTCCTAAGCATGCTATTAGCAAGATACCAAGTGTTAAAAAATTTGCAACTGGTACTGGAATGTTTAGCAACGTGCGTAAGGCGATTACAAAGCCAACACTAGCATTATTGAATGATGGTAATGATTCACCTGAAACTGGTAATCAAGAAACGCTAATCCACCCTAATGGGGCTATGGAGCTAGTACAAGGACGCAATACTAAGCGTATATTAGCACCCGGAACAGAAGTCTTAAATGCAAGCGAAACAGCTATGATGTTAGGTATGAAAGCTATGCCATTCAAGTCAGGAACAGGTTTCTGGTCTGGTGTATTTGGTGGCGTAACTAAGGTTGCTGGCAACGTTTGGAACGGTATGAAGAACGGTGTTAAGAAGTTCACTGAAATGTTTAAGTTCATTACAAACGCCGTGGCGCACCCAGTTAAGACATTGCAGGATAAGTTTAACCCGAGTGCTAAGGGACTAGCTGGTATGTTTGATAGCTTTGGAACAGCAATGTTTAAGAAGCCTAAGTCTCAAGCCAAAAACTGGTGGAAGACACTTTGGTCAATGGCTAACGATGCTTCAGCAGTAGGAGCAAGTGCAGGTAATTTGGGAGATGATTACCAATTTAAGAACAAAGCTAAAGACGAGGGTATGCCGAGCGGAGATCCATGGGGATACTTTTTCCGAGAATGTGTTTCTTTCGTTGCTAGTCGTTTATCTAATTTAGGTGTTTCGGCAAGTAAGTTTAGTTTCTTAGGAAATGGACGAGATTGGGTTAATGCACGAGTGCCACATAGTTCAAAACCAAAGCCCGGAGACGTTGCGGTATATGCAGCGGGTTCAGCTTATGGTAATCACGTGTCTATGGTTAATGGCGTACAAGGCGACACAATTTCTGGTGAAGAATATAACTTCAATAACAATGGGAAGTATCACCAATATTCAGGACGGCCAGCCAGCGGCGCAACAACTTTCTTAGATTTTGGTGTCAGACCAAAAAGCAAGGACGGCGATAGCGTTAAAGCTAATTCAGGACTAGAAAAGCTAATCAAGAAACAAACAGGCGGCATGCTTAAATGGATTCAAAAGTTTATTGCACCACTTAATGAAGATGGAACGGGTGGTAGTGGTCAACAAGCACCTGCTGGTACCGGTGTAAGGCGTTGGCGTTCACAAGTTGAAGATGCCTTGAGAGCCAATGGGCTATCAACATCAGACAGTATGATTAATAAAATATTAACGCAAATATCTACCGAATCAGGTGGTAATCCACGTGCTAGTCAACATGGAGACCCTGATGGTGACGGTTCAGGTCCAGCTATGGGATTGATGCAGGTTAAACGTGATACTTTTAATGCTAATGCGTTTAAAGGACACAAGAACATTTGGAACGGTTATGATTCACTTCTAGCTGGTTTGAATTACGCAAAAAAACGTTATGGATCAAGCCTTTCATGGTTGGGTCATGGTCAAGGATATGAGCGTGGCGGATTAGTAAGCACTCACGGTTTATATGAGATTGCTGAAAAGAATAAGCCAGAAATGATTATTCCACTAGCAGGAGATAATGTACGAGCTAACCAATTATTGGATGAAGCTAGTTTGCGTATTAATGGTAAGAAAAACAATACAATCGAACCAGTCAAAACTGATGTTTCAAAGTTAGAAAAAAAGTTGGATAACATGATTGAATTGCTATCAAAACTAGTTTCTGGTCAAGGCAATCAAGTAGTTCAAGCTGTTATTGATAAGAATGAACTTTATAAAACACAAGCCAATGATGCTAATATTCGTGGTTATCAATCATTAATTTAAGGAGGTGAAAATCATTAAACCAACGTTTTTAATCAAGTTAAAAGGGCAAGATGAAATTGATATAACTGACGTTCTACCAGACGTTAAATATTTGGGCGGCGATTCAACACCTGAATTCAACAATTCATATCAAGACAACATAAATGATGGAAGTACGTTTATCAAAACGACTTTTGGAAAATTGATATTCACTGCAAATTTTATAATGCGATCACATGATTATTACGATCAGAAACTAACACGTCATGCGATATATCAATTATTTGGCGACAGAGGAATGGTGAGAATTAGAACTAACGTTGATCTACAAAAAGTTATGTTTGGTCGTCCGGTTTCATTTGATATTAAATTTGTTAATGATGGCAGTGTTGATTCGCTATTTTCTATTCAGTTTGAAATTCCATCGGGTTATAAATATTCAAGAGCACGTAGTGATGCGATTGATTCAGAAACTGTTTCGTTTGGAATGAACTTTGAATTGACTGATACGCCTGTTTATAAGCATACAGCTACTAATTTCAAGATTTATAACCCTAGCGATATTGCGATTGATCCATATTATCAACACCATGATTTGGCGCTGTTGATTAAATTTTCTGGCAATTCTTATCAGATTACGAATAAAACGAATGGCACGAGTTATAAATATAATAAAGCAATTAAAAGTAGTGATAATCTAATTTTAAATGGACTAGCTACTACATTGAACGGTCAATCAGATTCACTTAATAGTGATTTTGGGTATTTAAAACTAGAAAAAGGGTGGAATGACATCATGGTATCGGGTGCTACCAGTCACGAAACCACTTTTAGTTTTCCTTTCATTTATATTGACTAATGAAGTGATAACGGTAATGAAGCGAGACGGCACCCTTCAAGAACCGCTTCAATCAATAATCAATTCAACATTCAATGTCAGCTGGGAAAATAATAGTCAGTATCAAATAACGTTCACTGCATATGATGACAAAAGCGTGGCATACGCCTTATTAACAGCTGAAAATATCGTGACTTTTAAAGGGCAACAGTTTGTTATTAAGTCAAATGTTCCTAATTATTCAGGTGGTTATGCCACCGTTGCTATTACAGCAACTCACATTTACATGGATAGTCGAAAAATATTTCAACACAAAAAGAAAGATGGCACATTAACTTATTCAGTTAATGATGTGCTGTCTTTTTATTTTGCCAACAATCAGTTTGGCTATTCGTATGAAGTGAAAGGAACGTTTACTAAACAACAAATTAGTGATCTGGGTGGTAGCAATGCTTTTGATGGTTTGAGTCAGATTATATCAACTTGGCCAGATGCATTTATTTTTCCAGATAATAAGAAAATTGTTGTGTATGATAAGGCGACTTTTTCTAAGAATTTAGGCAATCGACTAGGCTATGGTCACAACTCTGACAACATGACTTTGACTTATGATTCAACGAACTTAGTTAATCAATTAACAGTGGTTAGTGCGCAAAAAGATGACGGCAGTTCTTATTGGCAACCACACGTTGTGAAAGATGAGACGTCAATTAGTGAATATGGTGTTTGGGACGGCGGTGATTTTAGTGATG